ACTCTTCAATATCTTCTTCTAATTCCCAACCGTATTCTTCTAACATTTTAAGTTTTTCAAGAATAGGTTTTAAATTAGCAGGTTTAGGTAATCCTGCCACTTTTTCCCGCACCTCCTGTATCGATTTAAGAATACTTGTTAAGTCTTGCGGTTTAATCTTTGCTTCAACAGCCGTGTCTCCCGCTTCAATCCTGTCAATCAGTTCCACTTCGAGTGTTGAAATTTTATCATGTAAAGGGTCTAAATCAACGGTCTGGTTGACAACAAACTTTTTCTTTTCAATTATGTCCAGCCGCGTGTTGAACTGGCCCCATGTATAAAAGCCACCGCCGATGGCTCCAATGACACCTATCAGGGCCGCGTAGGTGCTGAGCTTTTCTACTATCTTCATTATTCTATCCTTTTGTTTTCGTTTCTGTTCATATCTATCATAGTACTAATCATTTTAGAAAAGTCTGTTGCCTCATTATGATCTTTAAACCCTGTTAAAAAATCTTCATTTTTTAGCGCTTCTCCCACAGGATCTTTTACTTTTTTTAATTTTCCATCTACCATTCTTATGGTTGGCACTAAAACAATTGTTCCATCTGGTAAATCAAAAGAAGCTGTTCTTACCGTTTCATTTGCCTCTGTTGTCGGCATGTTTTTATCGGTTGCTCTTTCAAACCAAGACATTTGCATAAATTTATTTTTATCGGCCATTATTGGTTCTTCAATTGTTGTAGTTCAATTAATAATCGTTGTTTTTCCATGTTAATTCTCTCCATATTTTTACGGTGAACTTCCACGGGATCGTTGTCCATGTAGGACGCCAGACGCACGTTCTGGTAAATCTCCTTGCTGTATTCTAGCATATTTATTTGGTCAAAGAAAGAAGTATCCACGTCGGTGTAAATCTGCTCGGGCTGGTAAAAAGTGACCTGAGAGTATTCCTGTAGAGCTTCCTGGTTGGAGAAGAGGTCAACTTTGACCTCTTCCACAATGATTTCCTTGATTTTTGCCACATCAATTTTAACTGATTTGGTCTTGATTTGCTCCTCCTTTAACTTTGCGGTTGATACTTTTCCTGATGGTTCATCTGCTTTTGCATCCGGTTTACTTTCATCTTCAGTAACCTCTTGTGTGCCTTCTTCAGGCTCTGACTCCGTTTCCACATCGTCTGTAGCCTCTTCAGTAGATTCTTCATTAGCAACCTTCTTCCGGTTCTTCCGTCATTGCGACTTCTTCCTCTTCAAACACCATTTCCTCCTCTACCGGTGCCTCTTCCATTTCCTCTTGCATTTCAGCAAACTCTTCTGGAAATTCTTCTTCTATAAATTCGGTAAATTCATCCTCGGACATTTCTTCAAATTCCTGCCAGTCGTCTTCTGTCATTTCATTAAAGAATGTATCCATCTCTGTCATCTCCGGTTCCATCTCCCAAGCGTCCTCGAATTCTTCGAACTCTTCAAATTCCTCCATGTACATGTCTTCAAACGTATTCTCCGGCATCATGACCGTTTCAAACTCCTCAAATTCAGGCATACCTATATCCTCAAATTCTTCCATTTCAAAATACATGTCATCATCAAATTCTATTTCATATTCTTCCCACGTTGTATCGAATGTTTCCCAATCCGTATTAAAATCTTCCTCAAAGTAAAAATCCTCTTCCCATGCATATTCTTCCTCAAATGTAAAGTTGTCCTCCCATACTATATTATCCTCTATATCCTCGACAACATCATCAATGTCCTCGGTAATTTCATCAAGCTCTTCTTGCGTATCTTCTTCGATGGGTGGAACGTCCGTGTAGGTAATCTTCAGTTGAATATCATCAATGTCAGGGCCATAATGTCCGGACAGGCTATTGGAGTTTGCTACGCCTACCTTTATGCTGAAGTCATCCTTTGTATTGGATCCTTGAATGTGGGTGTCGGTATAATTGGAATATTGCCCGCAGTTGATGCCTCCGCATCCCGTATCCGTAATGATACGTTGCTGTGTGGTAACGTTGCCGTCATTATCCGTTATTGTTTGCTTGAGAGTTGTTGTATTGTTCTGGGAATTCCAATACCAAATATCGGTTGACATGGTTGATGACCAGCCTTTTCTTACCTCATTGACCGTCATTCCAGCAGCCGTCTTGATGGAGCTCACAGTCTGTTCTATGTTAGTATTTCCTGTTGCAGCAACAGATCCGCCTGGAGCATTTCCTCCACCTATGGTTGTATTACCATGTCCACTTGTGCCACTAGAAACGGTCCACCCTGTCGTATCGTACGTGGTCCCTGTTCCGAAAGTCGAGTTGTTTAAAAGATTATCGGTTGTTACTGTCTCGCTATTCGCCGTGAATGGCAACAGGAACAGAATCAATAATAATAATAGTTTCTTCATTTAATTTTGCCTCTTCTTCCGCTTTTTTTAGTGCTTCTAATTGTGCTCTTGCAGCAGCAGCTACTTCTTCAGCTAATTTTTTAGCTTCTTCTTCCTTTAATTGTTGTGCTAGTAATTCCGCGTCAACTTTAGCAATAATTTCTGTTCTTTTCAAATGATTCTCATAATCCGGTCTCAGCTCGGGATACCTGTCCCACATTGCCTGTGCATCTTTTCCAATCTTTCCGTCAAAAGGGCATGGTGTTCCAGCAGATTGCATTGCTTTATGAACACGGTGATCCTGACATAATATTGCCACGCTCGCTACTTTCATGCCAAAATCCTGTAGCACTTTCGCCAGTTTGATGCGCTCACAGTTCTCGTCTATAAAATGCTTGCCGCCAGATACGCCAACAAAACTAGTAGTAACGGACCCGCTAACACCCATGCTACACACATCTTGAGACATGCTGGAGTAACTTGGTGAATTGGCCGAAGGAGGGGGAACAGTTGAGTTGCTAGTGGTTGTACTTGTGCTGTCATTGTTCGTCGTTGTTGTGTTCGTTGCGCCGTCTTCATATGTTGTTGTACTTGTGCTTTCATATCCACCTGTAATGTTTGTATTGCTACCAGACGTGTTCGTCTGGGTATTCGTATCATCCGCCATGAGGGGCTTTGATATAAAAACTAATATTAGCAGCATCAGCAATAATGCTAAGTTTGTCAATGTAAATTTCATTTATTTTTTTTCTTTTTTTTATCTTTTTGCCTGTCCTTGGCAATCATGTTCCTGAGTTGCTTCATTCCCTTTTCAACGGTCTCAACTTTTCCTTTGATATTTTCGATTTCCAAAGAAAGATTAAACGTTTGGTTCAGGTTCCATGCGCCGAGCCCCAGGAGGGCTGCTGCAATAATTGAGATGATCATTCGTTCCATTATTTACTCCCACTTAAATACTTGCTTGATTGTCCAGGACTCCTTTTCAGAGGCTGTCAGAACATCATTCTTGGCGTCTTTTTCGCCCGAACTACTGTCTCTTCCGTATGTGACCGTCGTTGTTGATGGTTTGACACTGAGTGTATTCATATCGTAGCATCCCGATAGAATCAATACAATCACCATAATAAATATTATCTTCAATTTCCATCCTAGTCTGTCAGCTTGACAAACGTCCAAATGGCTCCCAGAATTCCTCCTATAATAAGAAAGACCTTGATGCCACCGAGGCCCATGTGGGACGTCTTGTTCAAGTCCCGTATCTGCTTTTGCATGATGCTAACATCTTCACGAATGTATTTGACATCCGTCTTCAGCATTCCTATGTCCTTTTCCCAATCAGCCATTATCTCATTCCTGGAAAGGCATTAGCAATCGAGTTCCAGTAGTCAAAATGAGGACCTTGTCCCAATCCTTGGTTCACGTAATTAGGAACAGGTCCGCCTGCCGGTCCAAACTGTGGCCACTGCGAATAGTTAAATGGCATTGGTGTTGTCGTCGTTGCCGGTGTTGTTAAACTGTCTAAATATTGCTGGAATTGATTAGCTGTGTGTGTATCAGGCATATTCACTACAGTTCCATCGGGAAGTGTTATTGGAACTATCATCGCTCCTCCTACTCCTGGAATATTAAAAGGACTGTCATACCAATCGCTGTACGCATCTGGAAGGCCATAAGGATTATCCGGATCAACGCCGGGTTTAGTAATAATTCCCGTATCAAGTCCTGGTGGAGGATCAATTGGTCCAGCGTAAAGACTCGGTATTCCCGCGCCGCTTCCTTGGCCTGCCTGGTCCTGTCTCAGTTTTTCCGTTCCTAAAGTTTCTCGTGCGTTGAATACTTTTTGATTAAAATCTTTTTGAGCCTGCGTCAGGTTGTCACCAGTGAAAGTGGTCTCTCCCGCCAGTTGCTCCAGTCCTCCCGTGGTTTGTGGAAATATTTGATCATCATAAAATGATACTTTGTCCAGTCTCCTCTGTGACTCTTCTCCTTCTACTCCTAAACTAGGCGCTGACGCTAATGCTTCTTCAAATGAAACATCCGCAGCTTCATCTCCTCCAGTTCCAGCCAGTCCTTCTTCTATAATATCTTTATATTTTTCATAATAAATATCTACTTTTGTTGGATCAAGTTTCCCATCGGTGGATAGTAATGCTTTGATAATTGCTAAGTCATTTTGACTGGTAAATTGCTTTGCCTTTGGATATTTCAGCATTTTCCAAGGCGCGGTGAGCAAGCTTCCTGACATGTATTGATTCCAAAAATCACCTACTCCTCCTCTAATTGGGTCTATAACTTTTTCTTTTATTGCTTTAGGAATTACTTCAATTCCCTGCACGGTTGGTGTTTGACTTATTATATCTTGTATCTGTTGGGGCATTTGTTGCCCTGTTTCTTTTTCTCTTTCTTCATAATAATCTTTAACAGCTTGTTGTCCTGCCTGAGTTGTAGACGAAATATCTCCAACACCAGAAAGACCTGCTTGTTGCATTGATTGAGCAGCTTGTTGATAAACATTTTGTGGTTGTTTTTGTTGTTCTCCACCACTAGGTGTATTCATCCATGAACCACCTGAAGTCGCAGGAGGTAAATAATCTAATTCATCATAGTTCGGTATGCCCATCGGCCCCTTGTGCGGAGTTCCGGGCTTAAGCGCCTGCAAGATGCCCTGCTCCTTGGGAGTGACGTACGCCAGCTCCACCATCGGAGTATCTGGACGCGTTCTTAGCTGTCGAGGGACATTTAAGATGTCGCTGTCCGTAAAGTTTCCCGGATACCTGGCCATTACGCTACCCTCTGGAATGCTTTGTTCGTACTCATAATTCCTCCTTTTGCGGCGAATATTCTTTCGCCCGGTGAGTCAAATAAAAATTGTCCCTTTGCCCTGAGATTTGGATCAATGCTTCTGTCCATTCCCACTGGACCAAACATGTCAGCACTTGCAAATCTATTAGATGCGCCATTGACTGCCGGCGTAACTGGTTGTGCCGCAGTATCAACAGCGCCTGCTCCTGGATCAGGTGTTGGTTGAATTACTCTTTGGTTGGACTCTGCAATAGGTTGACGATTTCTTGTAACATTTTTATTATATTCCCTGTCTTCATCATGACGCTGTTTCCATTCTTTATTATTATCATCTAAAGCTTTAAGTGCTATTTTTAAATTGTCAGGCTCATTTTCAAATTCTTCTGTTACAACTTTATACACTTCTGGACCAGCAAATACAATATTTGCCGTTTTCATTCCACTTGCAGGTAGTTTAAGTTGGCTAGTAAACCATGCTCTTGTCGCTCTATTAGCTAATAATTTTGCTGTTATTCTATATTTAATAACAGAAGATGCTGCTCCCAATTTTAAATTTAATATGTTAGATATAATACTGCCGGATACAAGTCCACCGGCCGCTGATGCTTCCTTTGCGACAACACGTCTTGCAACTTGAACACCTGCAATATCATTCAATAAGTCAAAGGTTTCTTTTCCTAAAATAGCGGTTAATTTTGCATTCGCCTCTTTAAAGTCTTTACCACCAAATTCTAAAATAGCATTGTACAATTCACGGTGTGGTGGTGTTTGTCCTGTTGCAACTTCTTTTAGAATAAGGTCAGGATCGGCCGTACGACCGGACTCCAATATTTCTTGAATAACTCTTTTTCGGATATCTTCTTGCATATCGGTAGAAAATCTACCCATGATTTTATTGATATCCGGTGATTGCGCATGTTTAAGAAAATGACGGACAAATTCACCAGTGTTTATTTGTGTTTCATCAATTTCATTTCGTAGGAACGGTTTAATAATTTTATTTTGGAAATCTTTTTTTGCTGCTTGCTCTAGCTTTAATACTTTTTGTAGTTTTGTTGCAAGAGGACCGTCCATGGCGGCTAATTGCGAAATGTCTATAGTTCCGCTTTCCGCAGCTATTACGTCAATTAAATTTTTAACCTTTTTATAATTTTTTCCAAGCAGTTGTTTTTGCCCATCATCCGATAGCGCTGCGATTTGACTCCACAGTGTTTTTGCATTGATAAAATCGCCGTCTCCCAGGGATGACTCAGCTTTTCGTATCATTTCATTAAAGGCCGCTGATTTTGCATCTTTCAGTAATGGACTATCTGCTCCCAAAGCTGTCTCAAATATACGGATAGTGTTAATATCGCCGCTCATGTAAGCAGGCGTGATTAATCTTACAGGATCAGCTTCTCCGTTAAGTATTTTTTTAATTGTAGGATTATTATAAATTTGTCCGTCCATAGTGTATAATGCAAAATCATTATATGCTTTAACAACATCTATACCCATTGTACGCATTTCTCCCGCAATGGATTTATCTATCTTCTGAATAATTTGTGTTAAAAGCCTGTCGGAATCCGTTGGAATAGTAGCACTCGATAAGTGTTCATTAAGTATTTTTTTCATATGAAAAGCTTGATCTACTGTTAAGTCATCCAAGTTTTTTAAATTATTTAAGACACCCTGTAATTGTTTAGGAAGAATTGTTTTTGTTTTTTTTACTATTTCTCCGGCTACTTCTCTTTCTATTGATGAAGTCGGGTATGCTTTTTCAGCCGCCTCCGCTATCTTATTAATTCCAGACGTATCAATGATCGCATCGCCGTTGTATCCCTCAATGCCTTTAAAATTTTTAACTTTAGTATCATATTCGTCTATATATTTTGTATAGTTTTGATTTACAGTCTCTATAACATCATCACCCACCTTTAATGAACTTGTAACTGTTTTACCATCCGATGACAGCGTTGCCGCAATGGAATCCATATCATTACTTGCTTGTGTTTTAATGGCTGTTCTTTCCGCGCCAATTACTTTTTCTGCCTCATTTAATTGTTTACTCACGTAGTTTGAAACTTCCTCCCCAATTTCCACGCCAGATTTTACGCCTCCTGGTCTTAAAGGTCCTTCAGGCCCTACTACTCCTCCATACGTGACTTGTCCTTTCGTTCCTATTTCTGGATAGATTGGTTTCATGCCTTTTGCCTGCATCTCCAGTTCTAATAATTGTCTTTCAATAATCTCTTGCTGTGTTTTTAAAATATCAGATCCTCCCGGCACTTTTTCCGCGATCGCCTCCACTCGTTGAATTGTTTTTGACTGTGTGGAGAGGCCGGGAGTCATTTGAACCGGTCCTTTCGCTGGAACCCAAACATCACCTTGTTTTATATATTTAATTGATCCATCAGCATTATATTGTGTTACCAGTTTATCATGTGTAATGCTTTGTAAATATTTTTTAATGGTATCATCACCGCCTCCAGCTATTGGTCCAATAACTTTATTAACAACACCTTTTGAAAAATTAACACCGCTCATTAAAGCAAACTCAACAAGAGCTCCTATAGCAGCTTCTATTCCTCTAGTTTTTGCAATTTCATCCACAGCTAAAACTTGATTCTTGGATAGCACTCTATTGATAAGATCACTGGCCGATGCTCCTATAAAATAAGAAGCTGCGGATATAGCTGTAAGACCCGCCACTCCTAAAGTGGTTGTTGCAAGTGCTGGTGAAGCTACAATAGCGGCTGTTACCGCACCTATATTAGTTAAAATACCTGGTATCTCACTTGTTATATCTAAAAAATCTTTTCCATTTAATCCTATTTCATCAAATAAAACATCTTGCGTTCCTATTTGAGCACCCTGTTCATTGAACTCCGGAATCGTAAGAACCATTCCAAGTTTATGTGGTTTATAAAAAAGTATTTGTCCATCTTCTTTTAAATTTTCCAATGCTTGTAATTTTGCTGTCTCACCTGATTGTCTTCCCACTTGAGCACGAACATTAGGCGGAGCACCTGCTGTTACATCAACACCTGCTCTTTGCAGTTCTTCAATTGACTCCGCTAAATCATCATCAATTTCTATAAAACCATATTTGTGCATGAGCAATGGATCGCCTTCAATTTCTGTTGGATCAACATCTCTTCCAATTTCTTGTGATTCCAGTAACGCTGCCTCTTCCAGTGATAATTTAAGAGGAGCCGTTAAACTAATGTAACGTGTATTAGTAATACGGTTATCTTTTCTAAGTGAACGCAAATATTTTAATCGGTCAAACTTACCCTGCATGCCGATATCTTTTGCGGAAACTTGATAATCTAGATTATTTAGATCTATACTGCCATCATCAACGGCATTTAAAAAATTATCTAAATTAGAGGGACCTTTTCCTGTTATGTCTGCTTTTCCTGCTTCTTTCGCCGCTTCTTGCGCTTTAATCCAGGCATCAAGGTTCGATGTATCTGCTAACAGTTTTCCTGTTGGAGGAGCTTTTATTTTTTTATCATCATTTGTTTTATCAACAAACTTGTCTGGTATTCCCGTACCAAGAATGCTAATTCTTGAAATATCCCCTTTGGTAACACTAGCCATCTAAAATTCTCCTAATTGTATTTTTGCCCACTCTCCTGGATGGAAAAGTTCCAGTCTTCTTGCAAGCTGTTGTTTATTAAATTTAGGTAAATTTGATTCAATGGTGAAAGTATCTGACCCAGGCCAGTCTATATTATTTACTTTACGGTAATTATTATAAGCGGCAATCATTTCTTGTACACCCATTTCATGGCTGGCTTTCATTCCTTGGGCGCCGGATATTTCTGATACTCTGTCTTCCAACATCGTTTGTATTTGTCTAACACCAATTAATACTTGATCATAGGATTGGATTTTATCCATCGCCGCTAGACCAGTCATTCTATTAATGAACTCTCTGTCCTCATTCGTAAATCGTTGGTCCTGTGTAACCAGTCGCATTACACGATTAGACAATTCGACAATATCGGTTCTTGCTTCTGCAACTTGTTCATTAAAGGGAAGTCCAACTTGCGTTAAATATTTGTTACTAAAATCTATCAGCCAACCAGTTATACCAAAAGCGCTGTCGATGTTATTATCATTTTCCATGTTTCGTAATACGTCTGTTGCAAAAATGGTTATGTCATCTAAGTTTGTTCGCAGATCCTTCATTTTATTTGAAGTTTCATCACCCATGCCTGCGCCCACTAAAGTAGACTTCATTACAACTGTACCATCCGGTCCAATGGTCAACGTATTGCCTATAATGGCGGGTATATATTTTCCGTCGCTCTCAGCAATTTGTTGATTTGTCACAAATTCTAATTTATTTGTTTTTGTATTTATAGCTGATTTTGTTGCGTCCTGCTTATGTTCTGGCTCATAAGCATCCATGTTAGCGAGAACGTCTGCTTCCGTGACCAACATGTTATGTTTGTCTTTTTTATGCCACATTGTTAAAATGGTGTCTGACTTATCAGTATGTTTTGGTTCGTAGGCAAAAAGTGGAAGAGAATCTAAACGTTCCGCAACCATTTCATCCGTTGCTAAAACATTTTCTTTTATTGATGGATCAAAGAATGTTTTGTAAACAGGATTGTCTTTTGGCTCACCGTAGTCTCTTTCACCCACACTTTTTTGCATGTCAGCCAATAATTCTCCTTGCGTAACATAAATGTTCGCACCTAATGCGGTTGAGTGAACGTACTTAACTGTATCTAATCCGTCTCTTTTCGCTTCATATATGTCTTCGCCTTTATTGATGCTGTCAACAACATTAGTTTTAAATGTGACAACATTTTTATTCAACTTATTATGATACATTGTCACGAGTTCTGTTTCCGGAGCTTGTGCTACGTAACGTTGTTTATAGTCTGGATCAGCAAGTGCTTTTTTAGACATTGCCATTAAGGTATCTTCCGGAATCCACGTATATGTTTTCTTTTGAGTATCGTACACTTCGACTAAATCTTCCTTGTCAACTGTTCTTTTAACCATGTACCGTTGCTCATAAAGATCTTGCCCAGCAGCAGCCGTTGCTTTATTTGCCGCTTCCATGTCCGCACGTATTAAGGATTCCGAAACAAATACATTGTCCCCTAATTGATTGTCATACGCTTCAACAAGTTTAGATGGCTTGGAAGAAATTGTTTCATATGTTCCGTCCGGAGTCAATCGTAATAATTGATCTCCGAATGTTATCGGTTCATATTTTTTATCTTCCGCCGCCTTGTCCGCTCGCGCCCACTCCAACGCTTGCATGTCAAGATTAAACTGTTCCTTGCGCTGTTCATTTTTTTCAGCTCGACGAGCTTTAATCATGTCATCAAAGTAAGGCGTTGATTTTTCCAGCCCCTGACCAAGAATTTCTAATGCACCACCTACGCCGCCTTGATAGGACTTACCAGACAGCAATGCTGATGATAAAGCCAGTAAGGCGGGTGACGCCGCTTTTAAGCGGCTCTGTGGTTCTCGTTTTTGATAATATTTGCTGAGCATTTCCCTGTTCTCTTCAAAAAAATCATCTTGCGTTTTTCTGCCGCTTAGTTGATTATTTTTAAAACGATGATCTAGTAAAAAATATTCCGCATTAGACATGTCCTCAGAGAAGTCATGTCTATGATCAACTCTACCACCTTCATGCATCCTGACCGGCGTTAAGCCGGACGTGATCCCTGTTCCGCGGTGCGCGAAGCCACCTCCATTAAACATGTTTCTTTTAAGTACGCTCATTTTATCCTATCAAGCTTCCAAGTCCTCCCATGAAACCGGTCGTTAGCCCTGCCGCTTGCATGTAAGGATTCGTTTGAGCTAAAGGCGCCACTGTTTGTTGCCCTTGGCCCAGTTGTGGTATTAACTGTTGCATGATTCCTGCACCAGTTGAGAGTTGCTGATATGGAGCATTTTGCAATGCTTGTAGATTTGCCGTATTAACATCAAATCCACGTTGGGCTTGCTGTTGTTGCAATCCGCCTATGCCCATCAATTGATTGACATCGGACTGGCCCATTGCCTGTGCCTGTCCGCCAAGACCCGCCATCGCACCGGCTATGCCGCTTGTGGCTTGTCCGAGTTGACCGAAGGCCTGTCCTTGTTGCAGTTGCTGCGTATTTGCTTGCTGCATTGCACCTTGTGCTTGTTGATAGTTACGTGACAAGTCCTCGAAGATTCGCCTTGATCGCATATCTTGTGCGCCTCGTGCCAGCTCTGATTGCTGAATGCCGAACCGCGATCCGCCAAAGGCGCCCGCCTGAACGGCTTGCCCGCCCAATCGGTTCTGTGCCATGGCTGCTTGCCTGTCAATTTCCTTTAATGCTTCCTGTGTGACAGCACCCTGGTACGGATCCATCCATTGCTGAATGCCGCTTGGATCGAATTGCATTCCTCCAAGTGCGCCAACGCCGGCTCCGGCCGCGCCCATGGCTGCCTGTTGTCCCAGTCCTGCCGCTTGCAGGTAAGGTTGATAAGCCCCAATGCCTCCAAAAGCTTGTTGCATCGCCGCTGTTTGTGTTGGTGAAAATCCTGCTACCTGTTGTGCGGGAACATTCAATGGCTGACCCATCAACTGCTGCAATGTTGCAGCCATGTCAACGGTTGGCTTCTGTGCGTATTCCGGTAGTACAGGTAATTGTGTTGTTGTTGCTGTGGCCATTATGCTCTCGCCTCCAATCTATCCATAGCTTCGTACATTCTTCTTGCGCCTTCGCGACGGTCTCCTCCGCCTGCACCCCTGACTGCGTCCGCCGTCATGACAAATTCTCCGTCGCTTAGCATTGCTGGAATTGAATCGCTTGTTCCCGTTCCGGGTCCTCTTGATTCTCCTCCGCCTTGTAAATCCATTACGCCACCTTGTGCGTATTGTAATTGTGGATTTAAAATTCCTTGATGTGGTACTCCTATTGGTAGAGTCTGTGATTCCGGTCCCACGTCTTGTGGTTCTCCTTGGAGCCAATCTAATAATATGCCGCCTCCAAGTGTTGTCACTCCAAATAATTTCATTGCTTCCATGACATCCATGCCGCCTTTAACAGCGTTTGCAACGCCTGCCATTTTTGATGCTTCTTTTTTCAATTCGGTTGAAGTAAAGTCTGCCCATTTTGGATCATCTTTTATCTTATTGTAAAAATCTGCTGCATCTCCTGTTTCTCCACTTGTTTTATTAAACATGTCAAATCCTTTAGGATTCCAATAATCTGCTAGTTGACCTCTTCCTTTTTTAGTGAAAGGACTTGTTAACATATCAGTAAAACTCATTCCAGTGCTAGAGAGACCTTTTCCACCAAGCCAGTTTTGTCCGCCTGCTAAATTACTTGCTATACCGCCAAGACCGCCAAGCGTTCCCATCTGTGCCCATTGACTTGGATCACCCGGGTTCTCCCTCTTGAAAGCGCCAAGTCCGGCTCCAACTAAAGCTCCTGCCGCTGGTCCGTACATCGCCCCGACAATCGGTGCCGCATATCCTGCGACATCGCCCAGAGCTTTTTTAATTCGCTTGAAAAAGAATTCAGGTTGCCCGGTTACGGGATTGAGTGAATTAAGATCATTTCCAACAATATAGCGGCCTGGATCAATGCCAAGTGCCTTCATGCTCTTGAATAACCGTTTTTTCAATACAGGGTTCTTATCCAAAACCTCCATTGGAACAACGGTCTCGCCTTCTGCTGCGTGGACCATGTACGTGTCTTCAAAGCGGCCAAGACCACCTAAAGATGATACAAATTTCTTAAATTGATTGAGTGACTCTAGGCCCTGCATTAATATTTTACCTCTCCAAAGATATCAAGTTGATTAACTGTGATCGCGACGTCTCGTCGAATGTCGTTTGCTTTTGTGGCTGTTGCAGGGTTATCGACGTCCGCCTGAGCTTCTTTTTCGTCGGCGTATTCTTTTCCTGTTTGCGTATTAGAAACGGTCGTTTTTGTCTCGACCGGAATGACTTTTGGTGCTTTTTTTCCTGCTAATACGGTTTCATCTTTTATACTCATTTTCCCATCCTTTTGCAATTAGTTTTTAGTTTTTCTCCCATTATGATATCTCCAAAACACTTAAAATGGCATGCAGATCGCCGCCATTCTCCGCCTGTAGTTTCAATACTTCCGACTCCTTCAGCACGACAGGAGACGTTGAGAAGGAATAGCTGTTAAACAGCTCTTCTGACGTTCCCTTTTGCACGTTCCTATTTGCTTCCAGTGTATAGCTCACGCTATCCGTATCCACGACAAAGGCCCTGATCTTGCAGTCATTTTCCTCGTCCACATTGGTAATGCGCAGTGACTTGATGATAGCCGTCGTCTCCGATCCCACCGTGTACAGAGTTGTCAGTTCGCTTGTTGTTATAATCGCTTTGTAGTTTGCGTATGCTGTTGCCATTTATGCTGATAAGAACCATGCTCGTTGTTCTTCCTCATCACCTAACGTGACAGGTGTATAGGTATTGTTCAATATAAAGATCATTTGCTCCAGTGTCGCAATCAGTTGATTGAGTTGCGATTGATCGTATTCCTCCCTTGCCTGCGGTAAAATAGGAACAGTAATTTTTGCCACTATAGCCTCCTTGTTATGTGATTAATGCCAACAAGTCCGCCTTCACGAAGACCATAAGCTTTATGCTTTGTGTAATCTCTTGGAGGTGGTTTTGGAGTAACACTAGGTGTTGGTTGCCATGATGCTTCGCCTGAATGTACAGTAGGTGTAGGTGGTGTATATACTGCTTGCGTCGCCTCATGGGGATTGACCGTTCCGCCTGTTTGAATTGCTTCCTCAACCATTTGCTGCTGTGTCATTGTTGGTGCCTGTACGTTTCCACGATCAGGATCCACGTATGCCTGTCCTTGCGCCTGTACCTGAGCCGGCGTTTGTCCTAGTGCAATCTGTCCCGCCGCGGTTGTTGGCCCCTGCATGAGCATTCCTTGCTGCCAAGGAACCAGTCCAGAATTTCTAATTTTATTATATGTTTCTGGTGTCCAACTATCTCTATTTTCATCGTATAGACCTCTATTTATTAATTTTTTTCTTTGATAATCCAAATACCATGGATTATTTATATTTGCAGTACCATACATAAGATCATGCATATAATTCCAATTTTCTTCTCCAAGAGGATTTATCCCTCCATAAACTTCTGCTAATCCTTTTCTAAATGGGTTATCATAATCAAATCCTAAATGGCTAGTTTCATGACCCATTGTTTTTTGCCAAGGGTTAGTAATATTTTCTGTTTGATTTTTTATATATGTGTTTTGAGATTCTTCATCTCCTGGAAATAATCTAATAGCATCATTTTTTATTTCTTGAGAGGTTTTGTCTGGTTCAGGAACATACATACCTGTATCTTTTCCTGCCATTCCTTCAGCATCCCACCAATATTTATTTAAAGGAGAGCCAAATTTTTGTTCAAGCATTAAAGATTCAATGCCTTTTGGATCCCATTTTTCAAATCCCTGTTGAAATATAGGACTGGTTAGATAGCCAGATCCTTTCATATAGTCTAAATAATCTGCCTTGCTGACCATTATCCGCCTCTCAATCCGTCCGGTTTCATATCCAGACGCAGTGTTCCGTAGCGCCAGTCCTCATCGACCGCGTCACTTGCAACACGAATGGCAACCTGTCGGCCCCGAATCCGTGTATCTTGTTTCGTGGTGCTTGTAGAAACGGCATATGAGCCATGACTCGTCTGTGTTCCTGCCGGGTATGGTCTTGTCTTCACGGTCACATCCACATTTCCTGTTTGATTCTTAAAGTCCGGAATAAAACGGGAAACGGACATAAACTGGTCACCATCACCAATGTCAATGTCACCTGATTCAATGTAGGCTGTCATCGCGGATCCGGACGAATTGACGCCCTTCTCCTGTGCATAGACAAATGTTCGTCCAGCCTTGTTGCCATAAATTGTTGAGATGGTTGCTGTCGTGTCATCGGAGTCAAATTCAGTTGCATATGGATTGGAATAAACATCCCTGTCGGCCCAGGCACTTCGCGCGAGTGATCCCGTGTACCATAGATTTTCCGCGTAATTGTATGTTACGTGCCGGTCAATCTGCAATGAATCCTCCGTTGGATAAAACCACATCACTTCATTGAAGTCCGTGTTCGCCGCGCAAAAGACATCGCCTAATGCGTTCGGATTAATATCATCAAAGACATAATCCTGCACCGTGCATGGTAGTTTTTTCACCGCACCATCGAACATGAAGAAGGAATCAATTCCCATCCAGAACGACGTGCCACTAATGTCTATGGCAGAGTTAATGCCAACCGCTCCGCAGTTGGAACCTAATAACTTAAATCCAAAGGTAAAGGGAGCACCAATAAACTGCATTTGATACAAAGCTGTATCCGTCCAAATTAAGATGGCGCCTCTGCTTCTTACCGCCATGTTGATTTGGTTGCCGGCTGTCAGTCGGTGTGTTCCTGCTGTATTAGTTGCCGTCGGTGTCCATGTATTTGTTGTTTCCTGATGGGACCACCTGACAAACATATTGTCCTGTGTTGACGTATCCGCTATGGTTGTTTCCGTTCCAAGGCAAATCACATGACGATCATCTCCTGATACCAGCATGAACCGTGATTTTGTCGGTCCCGCCGATACGCTCGTTGTTGCCGCCGCATTGCTGGAAAGTCCAGCAGATGTATCCCAGTAATAAAGTCCTCCGTCAAATTTTTGTACCAAAACATCTTCGCCCCAGTTATCAAGTGACCACTTGGATGATTGCAATAGCACGCCCTCCGCGCCCGTCAGTCCCTCACGAGATGAATTCCACGTAGATACATTCCATACGCCAGCACCCCATCCATATCCATAGATGGATGTTGCTGATCCTGAATTTATATTATAGGTCGCTGTCGCTGTCGCACCCGTCGTTGATGATGACGCCGCGGCTGGAGACACTATTGTATAAGTACTTGAACTGGGAACCGTTTGTATTTCAAATTCATTTTGCAGATTTGCTTGTGTAATTCCACCAACATCCGCACTGACACTTGAGATGGTGACATGATCACCAACCAAAGCACCGTGTGAAGCGTCCGTTACGGTAACGGCTGTTGAGGCATTCGTTGTTTCAAATTGTGTAATGGATCCCGTTCCGCGTGACGGCGTGATGTCTCCGTAGCTTCCCTCTGAATAAGCATAGAGCTTCTTGTTGGTTCCGTACATGGCATAGTTAATGCCACTGAGATCAGACCATGTCAAAACGGCTCGCGTTGCTCCTAGAAGAGCGTCGCTTGAAACTTTTGCCCAGCCACCGATCTTTTCCGGCAATCCATAGCGAAAACGGACATTGTCACTGTCCACCCATTTTCCCTCGGCGCCGTATTCCGTATTTTGCTTGTCAATACCTGGCGCTATTTGCAGTTTTGTTAACGGCATATAAGCTCCTAATTAGTCGCGTAGAATGGTATCCAGTAATCAGTGCCATTAATGTTGACACGAATATGTCCTGTCAATGAACCCACGCTTGTATCTGTTGTAATGCTTGATCCTTGATCCGAGGCACTTGTGCCATCAAACTTAATAAACTCCTGGTCTGTATCATCTTGATCAAGTGATAAACAGGCAATAGCACCTGTCGAACTTGATTGATTAATCTCAACCATTGCATCGGCAGGATCCTGACAACCAAAACCAACTTTGTTCGCCGATCCATCAATAAAGAACGCATCGTCCAACGCGGCTGTTTCGCATCTAAAATCAAGATCATTCGCTGATGAATCATTCCATGTAAAGTCACCACCATCAAAGTCAACAGCGCCTGTCGCCTTGACAGCGCCAACAATATCCAATGTTACGGAAGGAGATGCTTGATTGATTCCAATCCTGTCATTACCTCCATCAACAAAAAACATATTAGCAGCGCCATTTGATTCAATTCTAAAGTCTAGGTCTGCTGATGCTTCATTAAAGACAAATGTACCGCCATTAAAATTGACATTACCTGCCACATCCAATGTTCCGTTGGCCGTGATGTTTCCTGCGTCGTCCAGGACATCGAACATAGTCGATCCGTCCGTGTACAGCAAGTGCTTTGATCCTGCCACAAGAGAAGCCGCCGTTCCGCTTGCCGGCTTGAATCCCAGCGTGTATGTTCCCATGGTCGCAGCGTTGTCGACAATGTACCAGTTCTCCACTGCCTCGCACTGCATGGTTGTATTGCCTGTCAGCGTGCCTGTCAGTTTTACAATCGCGTTGCTTGTTTCATCTGCTGTTGTTCCGTCTGTTGCTGTCAAGGAATCTGTTGTGCTCGCTATTGCTACCGAGACATATCCCTTGATCGCCGCTTCCAGCTTTTGCAGGTTGTTGTTTGTTATCGTACCCCATGTTCCCGAGTTCTCTCCAGTTGTCTGGATCTCGAGGTTAAGAATACTTGAATATGTCGAAGCCATTTATTCCTCCTTATGCCACATCATCTATTAAAGCGGCAACAATCGCATTTGCTGTTGCATCACCCGCATCGCCCACATCCGAGGATATTGCGTGAATATTTGCAACCGTCACGTTTGGAAGTCTTCCAAACCATGATTGTGATGGTCCAATAAAAATACCGTCCGCCAGGTTATACGCTGCTACTCCACCATCAAGGCAAATAGCAATGCCGTCCGCTGTGCTTGTGTTCTTAATAAATAAAAATTTTACTTTATCACTTGTACTTACCGCTGTCATGTCCGTATCCTGATCAACGGCAGTATAATCGATAAAGCGACCAGCAATCAAATCAGCGCTCGTAGTCGTTACTGCTGTTAGTTTATAGTACCATTTGTCATTCGCATCATCAGGACTCACCGTCATGGAACCACTGATGGTCTTTGAAATCTCGTCCGGCAAGATTGTCGCGCTCAATGTTATACTGGCATCATCCGCCATTTATGTCTCCTAATCCGTGGATCCTGGATCCACTAATGTCCATGTTGATGTTTCACTGTCATCTGTTTCGTTCCAAATAGTAAGGGCTAAATCTCCTGTACTAAATGTAATTAGATTTTGGAATGCTTCTCCGAATGCTGTTTCATCACCAATGGTAAATGATGCTGATGATCCGTCCGGTGATACAACCGCCGTTCCAGTGACCGTTTCCGATCCAGTACTAAATGTTAAACCAAATCCTGTTTCCGCGAACTCTATATTATGTACCGCATCCAACCTTGCATCTTGAAAGGCCTGTTCGGAAAATGTTGTGTGTCCTAGTAGCATTTATTCTCCTTACGATGCACTCAATGCACTAACATCAAAACTTGCATCCGTTGTTTCAACAACAGGCGTAGCTATATGTACTGTATATTTTTTCGTAAACATATTATCCCAGTGGTCTTTATCCATAAGGGTTAATAATTCTGCTTTTGTATAAGAAGAAGGTGCTTTTGAGGGTGCTTCAATTTTAACATTTTTATCAAAAGTATGCACATAATCTGCTTTACCTTCAACAGCTAGAGTATACTTGTACTCACAACGCCACTCTATTACATTTCCATCTGCATTTTTCGTAGGTATTGCACTTACCCATGTTTTTGTTGCATCATCTGAATAAGCCATTATTTATCCTCCAATTCTTTTACTCTTGCTGTTAATTCTTGTACGGCTTTAATTAGTGGAATGACAAACATTTCTCTTGAAGTATTCTGCATACCATCCTTATTTTCTGACCATCCACCGAAATCTTTTTCACCATGTTTGTCCATCGCTTCCTTGACTTCCTGTGCTATGAAACCGTGCATAACAACATCTGTATCCATAGTATTTTCTTCACTGTAGTCATTCCATTCCTTCGGAAATTCGTTTGACGGCTTCCATTGGAATGTAACTGTTCTCAGGTCATTTATAAAGTCCAGTCCCAATTTTTGGTCGTTTATGTTTCTTTTTTTTCTTTCATCTGAGCTTCTTGCCCAGCTTGCATTGGTTGAAAATAAGTTAGATACAACATTACTTGCTTTTCCAAATGCAAAATAATTATCTCCCGGACTTGCAAAATTATGCCCAATGACAATTTGATTTGCAGCATCTTCAGCGTCAACATCAACATTTGTTCCAAATAATTGATTGGTTGCACCAGTTTGTATTGTATCACCTGCCCTATCTCCAACACAGGTATTTTCTGTACCTGAGGTAATAGCACTACCCGCATTTCTGCCTACTAAAGTATTTGTAGTACCACCTACTACAGCAAGACCGGCACTATAACCCACAAAAGTATTTTCTCCACCTGTGGTAACAGCAGTACCTGTATTATATCCAACAGCAGTATTTTGGTCTCCAGATGTAAGAGCATCCAGTGAAAAGTTTCCTATGGCAATATTATATTCACCACCATTAAGCGAACCACCACCTAAAGCATTAAGACCAACAGCAGTATTACTTTCTTCATCATCACAATATTGATATGCACCTTTGCCAATAGCAATATTTCCACCAGCTGTAGTTATAGCACTACCCGCACCTTTACCAATGAAAACATTTTCTTCTCCAGAAGTTATTGCATCTCCTGCTTCATATCCAATAACTACATTATGAGTTGCAGAAGTTAATGCTGTAAAAACACCTTTACCAATACCTATATTGCCTGTTGCAGAAGATAAAGTTCCTGTTGTCGGAGCAGAACCATCTGAATCCGTTTGAATAACTATTGAATCAGTAAAATTTGTAATGTCCATTGAGACATCGGATAAATCATTCATCGCTGATGCAGCACCAATATATGTTTTAACTCTTGACATATCACATCGTCTGTTAGTCCCGCCGCCACCATCATCTACTATGATTTCATCAGCATCAACTAATGCCGCTCCTATATCAGTACCACCGTCAATGTCCAAGTCAGCTAGTGCCAAAGAACCATCCGGAAAAACTGGAGTCGATTGAAAAGTTGCCACGCCACTAACATTTAGTGTTCCGTTTAAGTCCACTGCCGTAGCCGTTAGGTCAATCTCGTCAGTTGCCCCTAGTGATAATACTGCATTACTGGAACCTTGAATAAATTGAGAAGCATCATTAAAACAAATTTTATTCGTTGAATTTAAGGTTAACCCCGTTCCATCAGTATGGGTTAAAGTAGTATCGCCATCAGCACCAAATTTAAGAACTGCACTATCTGACCCCAAGGACAGATTGTCAGCAATAGTAACTGTGTCGTGCCCTAATGTAATAGCATCAACATTCGATGTAATCGTTCCCGCTACTATCTGTGCGTAATGCGAGTCGTCAGCGTCATAGAGCTTGACTCCTCCGGTTGCGTTTATACGAATTTCTGCCATATCTTATCCTTCCAATGTTTTAACTCTTGCTTCAAGCTCAATAATAGCTGCCGTTAATAATGGAACTAATTTTGAATGGTCAATTCCTTGTGGTTTAATTTTAGTTTCTGAATATTTTTTTACATCTCCAATGCTTTTACCCTCTGGTAATACATCTTCAGAAGAATACCATTCTTCAGGTCGCATTCCATCTTTATCACCCTCAATTGCTTCAGGAACTATGCCTGAAACTTCGTGTGCAAAAAAACCATCTAAAGTTGTATTTGTATCTGTCTTAAAATTAAATCTGTAAGGTTTAAGTTGCTTGATTCTTGTAATACCATCTGTGATTGCAGTTTCATTTTCCTTTAACCTGTAATCACTCGAAGTATTGTAATCCGTTGAACTTGAATTTGCTGTTATTGTGCCAACTTCAGTTCCACTTGAGTTATTCCATCTTGCAATCTGATTTCCATCAGTATGAACTTGTGCAGCAATACACTCATAACCTGCCTCAACAGATTTAATTTGAAGCCACGCATTAGCATCAATAGTTGAAGCTGTAGTAATTAATACTTGACCAGTACTTCTAATCCTCATTCTTTCTTGTTGATTATCATTACCACTAGCTAAAGGTCTTGTAAAGAAAGTCAAATCTCCACCACCAGCCGCATCATGGTCTGTGTTAATACACATAATAGCACCGTTTGCGAATCCACCAGCATCACGCATAACAATTCCAGAATAGTTATTATCCGTTGCACTACTATTATATAATTCTATAATCGTTCCACTTCCCGCTTCAGCACTAGTTAATTCACCAGAGGAATGAGTTGTAGTATGAGAACCACTTATATTAAGTTCTCCATTACCCGCTCCTGCTGCCTTATTAATATTTACTCTATCACCACCAGCATCAACAATAAACATATTAGCTGAACCAGATGATTCTACTCTAAAGTCTACATCATTTCCACTTTCATTAAATACTTGTGCTGCATCTGCATCAAATCCTGCATACGTTTTAAGTCTTGATGCCGTTACTTTCCTGTTCGTTCCTCCTGCACCATCATCCACTATGAACAGGTCGGCGTCTACAATCGCCGCACCAATATCAGTTGCTCCGTCAATGTCCAAGTCAGCTAATGCCAAAGAACCGTCTGGAAAAACGGGAGTTGCTTGAAATGTTGCTACACCAGAAACATTTAGTGTTCCATTTAAGTCTACTGCTGTAGCTGTTAAATCTATTTCGTCTGTCGCACCTATTGATAAAACAGTTGCACTGGAGCCTTGAATAAATTGAGAAGCGTCATTAAAGCATAACTTGTTCGTTGAGTTTAATGTAAGACCAGTTCCGTCCGTGTGTGTTAATGTTGTATCTTTGTCCGCTCCAAATCCAAGAACTGCTGAGTCTGTTATCAGGTAAGTGTCGTCACCGACATACAAGTCAGCACCCACTCCCATTCCTCCGCCTGTTATCAGACTTCCCGTGGAAGCACTCGTAGAGGCAGTTGTAACGGGGATGTTAACTTTTAAATCGCTATCAATTGATATTGCAGGCGTTGTGCCCACTGTCGAGCCTTTACCTATTAATAAATCATCGGCTGAATCATCGAGGGCAATATAATAATCCTGTGCGTTGCCATCGAATACAATGGCTGTGTCAACGGCCGCAGCATCACCTATTGTAACTGTATCATCCGTAATGGTCAGAATGCTGTTTGTTCCAACTGTGGAGCCTTCACCAATGACAAGTTTGTCTGCCGAGTCATCTAGGGCAATATAAAAATCCTTTGCGTTACCATCAAAAACTAATGCAGCGTCTTCCGCTCCTGCATCACCGATGGTAAATGTTGGCGTAGTTCCAATTAAAGAAACGTCACCACTAATACCACCATCCTTGATTAAAAGACCGTCAATGGTAACTCCACCTGCGGATGTTTTTTCCGATATGGTATCTACTTTAATTTCACTAGCCATTATTTTTTATCCTCTCCGTTTGGTAGATTCTTCTTCAACACTTCCGAATAGTGTTCAGAAAGTATCTTGTTTTTTTCCAACCTGTGCATTAGGTCGTTCTTTTCGTTGAGCAAAACAGTGATGTTGTTAAGGGCAATCTTTCCCTTGGCATCCAGTTTTGTTTCATCGTATTCTTTTTTGTCTATAGTAAAAGTCATTTAGTCTCCTTATCCACAATGAAGTGTACATGACACACAGTATGAATCGTCTGCGTGTATTTTTATTTTTTTAGTTGCTGTCACCTTGCCAATCGTACTTGCTCTAAAAATATTATCCGCCTGTACTTTTGCCGTTCCGTCACCCTTGCTTGATAGCAAATCTCCAATAGCGACAGTTTCGTCTTTATGTATTCTTATAACGAACGCACCTATTGAAGCTACTTGTGCATCATTTGTAATGTCGTCTTCCATCCAATCAAAAAATACTCCATAAATCTTATTAGTATCCTCTGTGTCTGATATTTTAAATCTAGGTAGTTTCTCATTTTCAATCTCTTTTTCAACAACAGCGTCATACTCTACACCATTATAGGTGTATTTTATATTATCCCCGATATTGTTTGTTTTTAAAACATATCTTCTTCTGGTTTTTGCTGGAATAACATTTCCATTATCATCAGTATGTTCTGGTATCGTGAATTTAGCCATAGGCCATTCACAAATAGTATCAATACTTTCAATGACTGTACCCTCAAGAATTGTTGGTTTAGAATCATCTATCAGTTGTGATAAGTGAGTTCCACAAAAAGTATTATAAGCTACAGTTGAATTTGTAGCCGCTATTCCACCAGCGACCGAACCATTTCTTCTAAAATTTACTATGCCTCTTGAATTATCATCGGCATCAGACCTATTAAAATCACAAACAGCAGTTCCGTCTTGAGCAAATTGAGAATAATTAGTAGCATCATAATAAAATCCCTCATCACCAGCATCATCCAGTCCATCGCCGGCACTTAATGCTTCAGCACCCATAAAAGCCATATCTCCATTTGACTTGAGAACCAGTCTTACAGCAGCATTGGAAACAAATTTCATTTCATCGCCATTATGGGCGTATACGATTCTTCCTATGTAATTATTTCCACTATCGCCCCAGTTTATACTACCATCACTACTTGTACCACTTAGAATGGACATTCCTGAACCACCGCTTCCCTCAATAACCAATTCATCACCACTACTATTAACACTAGCTCCACTGTCAGCAGTTCTAATATGTAAGCCAACTCCTAAATCTTTTGCCGCACCAACACCAACAGTATCAAATTGTGCAGCTCCACTACCTGTAATAGCAACACAAGTTACTGTTCCACTAACATCCAACGTTCCATTCAAGTCCACTGCTGTTGCTGTTAAATCTATTTCATCAGTTGCTCCTATGGACAACACAGTAGCACTAGAGCCCTGCACAAACTGCGAGGCATCGTTAAAACATAACTTATTTGTACTGTTAAGTGTTAGCCCTGTTCCATCCGTATGTGTTAAGAGGGTGTCCTTATCAGCACCAAATCCTAATACGGCCGAGTCAGTTATTAAGTAAGCGTCATCACCAACGTATAGGTCTGCTCCAATTCCTGCACCACCACCTGTCGTTAAACTTCCTGTGGAAGCACTTGTGGAAGCAGTTGTGACTGGAATGTTAACCTTTAAATCACTATCAATCGCTATTGCAGGTGTAGTACCTACTGTTGAACCTTTGCCTATTAATAAATCATCCGCAGAGTCATCTAAAGCTATATAGAAATCTTGAGCATTACCATCGAACACGATAGCCGTGTCCTCTGCTCCTGCATCACCAATGGTTAATACAGGCGTAGTTCCCGTCATAGTAATATCGCCGTAAGTTTTTATAGCCAGATTTTCATCTATTGATATTGCAGGCGTAGTACCTACTGTTGAACCAAGTCCAATCAGAAGGTCATCTGCTGAATCATCAAGTGCTATATAGAAGTCCTGTGCGTTGCCATCAAATAGAATAGTCGCATCCTCTGCGGTTGCGTTCCCTACTGTTATTTTTGGCGTTGAACCATCTATTTGTATTGTTCCCATTATACTATTACCAAATTACCTTCTATTGTTACTGTTCCTGCAAATGTTACTGGCCCTGCTAGAACAGCAGATTCAATAACTTGCGTTCCGTCCATTGTTGCCGCGTGATCATTAACAAATTCATCCGCAGCAGCGTCTCCACCTATGTAGATAGGACCTCCTACTGTATCACCCATTATTCCTCCTTATTAACTAATTGCATCAACTAGACTGATCCAAACGTGACAGCCATTCGCTGTTCCGCAAAGACCGTAAACTACATCCGTACTTTGTATAACCATTTTAGCTCCACCCTGAACCAGTTCAACTGAACTTGCCGGTGGAATGCTTAAATTTTTACAAATATAAAAGTTCGTTCCTGCACCTGCCAAGTCAATGTAAACATCCATTGTAATTGCAGTTGTAAGAATATTAGCCAGTCTCAGCCCAACAATAGCGTCATCTGAATTAGAGGTATAAATAGTTGTTTCACTATTCGTTACCAATATTCCAGTTGATTCAAAATCTTGTGCCATATTTCCTCCTTATATCACAGCGCGATCGCAACAGCAATGGCAAAACCCTTCGTTGCTCCACCTGCCGTGACTGCCGTACCACCTATTGTTATTGCATCCGCTTCCAGCGTACCATCAATGTAAGCGTCTTTAAACTGTAAAGATGCAGTTCCCAAATCTATGTCATCATCTGCGATTGGTACGATTGCACCGTTAGTGATTTTAATTTGATTTGTTGAACCACCTGCTGCAAGATTAAGATCTCCACTAGATTCAATTTTTAAATTCGTTCCATCACCCTCAATCTTCTCACCATCATCACCAAATACCATTCCAACATTATTAGGTAAATTTACATCATTTGTTGCTGTTAGCGCAATGTCCGCACCAGATGTAATGGTTAAATCTGTATTATTTCCTTCAATCTTTTCGCCTGTTCCAAAAGTAATTCCCACATCAGCGGGAATAACAACATCGGCTGTAGCTGTAAGCTTGATGTTATTTCCGGTTATAGTTAAATCCGTTCCATCCCCTTCAATCTTCTCCCCATCATTACCGAATGTTAAACCAATATCTGATCCAATATTAATATCACCACCACTACCAACTGTAATTGATAAATCTGTTCCGTCCGATTCAATTTTTTCTGTTGTAGCAAATGTAACTCCAACGCCTGATGGAATGTTAACATCCGCAACGGCTGTCAAGTTAATATTATTGCCACTAATTGTTAAATCTGTTCCGTCACCTTCGATCTTTTCACCGTCGTTGCCAAAAGTAACTCCAACGTCAGACGGTATGTTCACATCCGAAGTTGCCGTCAAGTTAATGTCAGCGCCGGATGTAACCGTTAAATCCGTGTTATTCCCTTCAATCTTCTCTCCACTGCCAAATGTAATACCAACATCTGCTGGAATGACAACATCCGCAGTTGCTGTTAATTTAATATTATTACCACTAATGGTTAAATCAGTACCATCTCCTTCAATCTTCTCTCCATCATCACCAAATGTAATACCAACATCTGCTGGAACATTGATATCTGAAGTAGCTGTTAACGCAATATCAGCACCAGAGGTGATAGTTAAATTTGTGCTGTCCCCTTCAATCTTTTCTCCTGTACCAAAAGTAATTCCTACATTAGCTGGAATAACTACATCCGCAGTAGCTGTTAAATTAATATTATTTCCACTGATAGTTAAATCAGTGCCATCACCTTCAATTTTCTCTCCATCATTACCAAAGGTCATGCCAATATTGGCAGGTATATTTATATCAGCGCCGGAAGTTAAATATAAATCTGTTCCGTCACCATAAATATATTCTCCACCTTCATCATAAAGATATAGTCTTTTTGAACTGTCCATGACAAGATCATCTTCCACTTTGAAAGAATCCTCATCTTCCATCCATGTAATAACACCGTCTGAATCTGCTCCGTCAAATTTTAGAGAATAATCAACTCCTGCCGCACCTGTTCCAAGAATTAAATCATTACTTGCATCGAGAAATGGTACTTTACTTGCCGGCAAGGTACAAAATACGTCTTTCGTGCCAGCACTAAAATCAACAGCACTATCGCTGTTTGAACTTGAAATAACTGTTGTTCTAGCCAGTGTGTCCGTAGATGCATCGGTTACGGTTCCAAGACCAGTTTCCCATTCGTCTTCGTCACGATTGACAATAGCATAATAAGTTGTATTACCATCACCGATTCCCGCAACAAATGTCTCGAACGCTGAAACAGCACCACTTAAATTAAGCGTACCTGTTCCAGTTGTTGTCGAAGTTTCCTTGACTCTATCATTTAGCTTTAAAGCCATATTTTATCTCCTACGCTAATCGTAATATAGCGTTACTTGCATCTGCTGCTGGAAATTGAATTGTAAATGTTCCGCTTGTTGACGTTTTATCGCCACCAAAGTCCAATACAACAGCCGCTTTATCTGAATCAGAACTATTATAGATCAATGCTCCTCTTGCCGTGATTGTCGCTGATGTAAATGATATGTCAGAAAAATCAGTAAGAGCAGTTGTTCCACTTGTTGTCGGTGTTACATTTGTTAATGATCCACCACCAGCCGTATAGGTTCCTGAAGCAGAAACTTCGTTTGAGCTGGAATAAGCAGTTGTTGAAGCACTTAGAGTAGCTGAACTTGAATACAATGCAATTTTAAATGTATCACCCGTAGTCGCTGTAAAGTTATGCGTTCCAACGAGCAATTCCTGTTTAAAGCTTGTGCAAACAGCTTGGGTTATTGCCATTTTATATCCTCCTATGGATTATGTGATTGCAAAGGCGTTCGTAGCGCCCCGTGCATATATTCATCTCTTCGGTGCCTTCCTTGTTGTTCTATCATCAACTCTTGAATAGCACGTTGATATGATTGTTCATATAATTGCAGCATTTCCGCTGGTCCCTTCAAGAATTTGAAGGCTTCTGCAAGACATCCATAAAGCAATGCTACTGGAGCATTATTCCCCAACCATGAGGTTGTATTGGAACTGGATAGTCTTGTTGGTAATCTCGTAATTCCCAGCTCTACATATAACGCAGAACTAGGGGTTGGCGCAAGATAAATCGTATTTTCATCCCACCATGACCAATATTTTGGTGTTCCGGTGGATGTTCTTATTGGCCAATATTCATTCATAAAACTGACATCGCGTTGCTCCAAAAAATCTCTCGCAGAAGAAGTTGAAGCATAGATCATGACCGTTCGTATTGTCGCCAAAGATGTAGGCTCCGGTGTCGTTCCTCCAGGCAATGACAGAAATGGACTGTCCGCCGTCAAGGTTGAGTATTGATGTGACTTAAATGCATCCAGATCTAAATCCCTTAATAAGCGATTTTCCGTATGCTCAATGAAATCATCCGTAATAGTTGATGTCAGCACATCGGTGCTAACTTCCGTGTAATTTAAAATCTGTGTTGTTAATTCTGAATATGTTGTCATGATGTACTCACTGATACTATTCCAACTGATGTTCCAACAATAGGCGCTTTATTTTTTTCTACCTGCATTGTGTCATTATGATCAAAAAATCCCTGTCCACCCACAAAAACAGTCATTGGTTCTTTTCGTGAAGGTCGAACGTCTTTTAAGCTTTGTGCATCGGACGTATGCTTGCTTCTATCCAATTGAGGATGCTTTGCCTCGAATTCCGATTGATGGACAAATGATCCATTCCATTCCTTGATCATTTCCTTGTAGGGAAATTCTCTTCCGCTTCTATCAGAGATTGCTTTTGCATATTTGCCCGTTGCGTGTGCCATTATCTATATCCTATCGGTTGTGTCATTTGATTAAGGGATACAATTCCACCCATGTTTTTAACAAGTTGTGGCCCAACACCAAAATCTTTTAAAAGTTTTAAAGCGTCTGAATCTTCCACATTTTTAGGATCTAGTCTTCCTGCCTCCACTAAAGTATTAAACAATAATTGTTTTAAAGGGCTTTCGTAAATATCACCAGATTTCATTAAATAACTCCCCTTTCAGGTATAGCATAAAAACTGGAACGCGGCCTGTCTTCTTCCGAAGCACGTTGCCATTCTTCTTCATACAATTGTTTGAGTAAAGGTGTTCTTTCTGGTGACTTTTTCAAAGACACATAGTAAGCCATTCCGGCTGTTAAACACGGGAGGAAACGTGTAGGGACATCCAACTCATCTTCATAATCACCTGCATCTTGTATTTTTGTCAGGCCCCAATACTTGAATGTATCAGCGGCATCGGGCGTTGGATAAAGATATAATGTTGGAGTGGACTGACCGCGCAATAAGTAATATTGTGTCGGGACAGCCTCTGTTGATTTTTTTGAAATGTTTAAATATTCAGCACGACTGATTCGATCGACTTCCATATCTGTTGTTGTATCGGAAGCTTTATAAACAACTGCTTCTAATATATCGATGAGATCAGAGTCAAGCGTATAGCTTGTTGTGCTTGCTGTTAATGTTTGTGTACGTAGTTCAACGGTCCATAAATTAATTCCTCTATTAGCCCATTCTGCTAACAGAAGATTTAAAGATCGTCTTGCTGATTTTAAGTCATAGCCCGAGCGCGCGTGCAAACCGCATCTCTCAAAAGCTTCCTGTATGACTTCATCAACATCCAAGTTGAAAGCGTTAGTGCCCGAAAGTGCCATTTAGGTTATCCTTTTTTCGTTTTCTTTACAGAGCCACCTTTATTGTATTTTTTTACGGTACCGCCTTTTTTATAAAGTCTTTTCTTCTTTGGGGGTCTTCCAAGTTTACTTCCATATGTTCCCGGTCCTTTTGGCATTTTGCCTCCTTTTGATATTTGTTTAGGTATCGAGGATCTCGATATCATTTATTAGTATGATTTTCTTAACTGTAGTACAACAGTATAGTGATCTAAATTAGTATGACCACTTGTTGTTAAATCAATATCACCATCAGCGCCAGATGCTTCAGTATTTTTAATACCACCAAAAGATCTAAAATCCATGTGACCTGAAACATTTCCTGCTGCTGCACTTCCACCTAGAACTGCTGCTACAACATTTGTTGTCGCATTCCATTCCAAAGCTACGCGCATGCCACCAATATCATACCAAATTTGTTCAATAGTAGCTCGTGAAGGAGTTAATCCTGCATTACTCGCTGCTAAAGCTGAAATATCAACTTTATTAACTGAACTTTCTCCAGTTCCATCCGATAAATTTGTGAATTTCATGACAGCGATTCTATCGCCATCTGCTAGTGTTTGACTTGTTACGGCATCTGCCATTTTTTCCTCCTATTGGAGAGAGGGGGTTTTCACCCCCGCTCCGTTAAAGTTTATTATTCGTATACGTTTCTGCTCATGCAGACGTAATGAGTATTAAGTGCTTCAGCAGCACCAGCATTTGCTTCAATTCCATTATATGGAATTAAATCAATATCGTTTGTTAATGCTGTAGATTTAGTAGCCGCTGTGCCTGGTTGCACCGCTGTTACCGCTGTGCCTCCAGTAGAACCAGAAGTACTTGTAACATTGTACTGTATACCATTTACAAAAATAGTAGCTTTTCTATCGCTGTCTATTTCCATTTTTAAATGATATGGCGTATTTGCTGCTACAGTAACTGGTATTTGACTGATATAATCAGTATTCGCCACACTGTAAACAAAGTGCCATTTTGTAAAGTCATCATAATCTTGACCAGAATTATCTGAATCAGTCAAGAAATTGAAATATGCTTGATTAGCATCTGTTGCAACTTCTGGTGCATTTGTTAATTTTAAACCACACCAAACGTTCTGATTGTCAATCGCTGGTAACATGATTGATGTTTCCCAGTGAACTTCGTTTTCTGTTCCCCACAAGCATCCTGCCCATGCTGTCGCCGCAGTATCTAAGTGAGGTGTTAAAATTGCTTGGTCTTGGTCTGCGCCAGCAGTTGTTGCTAAAATTCCTGCTGAAGTTGTAGCAAATGTAGCTAGAGCAGTAGTCATGTTAGTTCCAAGAGCTTCCCAGTTTCTATTCAACGCACGTTGAACTTCAACTGTTGATACTTGGTCGATATCTGCGTTTAGACCTGGTCTTTGTGAAAACCATTCCTCTAAATAAAATCTTCTAGCATCTTTAGCTGTTGTACCTAAAGTTCTATCACTGTCTAACCCTGTCGATGCAGTCTCGGTGTAAAGTTTAAAATCTTTTTTCGATCTTACCGGACCGCTAAAACTTGTATTAGCCATAATGTTCTCCT